GTAGCCCTCAGCCTCTATCAGCCGTTGCAACGCCTCGTAGTCGGCGGTTTCAAGCCTTGCCGAGATACGACAGGTCAGCCGGTGCGCGTCCTTTTTGACCGCTTTGCGGCCCTCTGCCAGCTCCGGTGCGAAGTGCGCGTAGAGCGCCGCCATCGCGTCTGGCCGCAGGCTCACGCCGTAGGCGTCTCCGTTCTCGCACTTGCTTTGAACGGTCTTGTCGTACTTGGGGTAGATGGCTTGTACCACCGCGACCATATCCTTGGCCGGTATCTGCTTGGAAAGCCGGAGCTCTCTCAGCTCTTCAGCCACGGTCGCACCTCCTTTGTTCTTGACGCGGCTCGACCCGGCTGGTAAACTGTGTACGGGTATCCATTTGCCTGAGTCCGTTCCCGTTGCGCCGGGGCGGACTCTTTTTTCGTTTCTGCGCGGCAATCACAGGCTTCACCCGGGTCATTATTGCTCCCGCAAAGCGGGCAAGTCCGGTAATATGCCATCTTCATCACTCCTTTCGAATTGCTGCAGCCTCGGCCGCTTTCATTGTGGCAACCTGTTCGTCCAGCCATTCCGCATTGCCGGGAACAGCTAAAAATGCTTTGAAACACTCCAGTGTCTTTGCTGCAAGGTGCATACGGACGTGCTCGGGGATCAGCGATGTGTCGATTTTGATTTCATCGGTCAGCTCGCCTTCGAGGGATATTCGGCGGTCATCCTGGCTGGCGCTTCCGGGCAAAGTGCTCACCTCCTTACATACTGTTTAGCCGATTAAACACCCTTGGTAAAAAAAATACGGTCTACGGTGGTATCGAGCGCCTGCGCAAGTTTGACCAGCGTCTTCGAGGTTGTCGTTCGGTCGATGCCATTTTCAAGGGCAGAAATAGTCCCACGGCTTACTCCGCTCTTCTCTGCCAGCTCTTCCTGCGTCATTTTCATGGCTTCGCGCAGTTCCTTAATCTTGTAGCCCATGCCGTTTCCTCCTTTCTTGGTTGACGGAAGTGTTCAACCGATTACACAGACATACTACACTATGCACAAGAGCGTGTC